TCTGAAATTCCCAACCTCTATCCTTTGCATAACTATTTGCTGCTTCCCACTTATTCATATTTTTGACATATGTCATTGCCTCTCCGATATACCGTTTTGATTTATCAGGACGTTTGGGTGGTGCAGTCTCTTTATCTGGTTTTATTTCCACAAGGATTGTTTTATTATCGTTAAATGTAATTTTTAAATCCACAAAATATCGATGCATTCTTTTATCAATATCCCAACGATATGGTATAACAACTTCCTCTGAGGACCACTTTACCACACTAGGATTGGAATCACACCACATAAAACAGGCTTTTTCCCATGATGATCTATAGGTAATCTTATCTGGATCACCTTGATATTTCTTAATGTTCTTTACTCTATATTTGCCAGAATATGCCATAAAACAATATAAATAGGTTTATAAATTTCTATTTATTAAGGAAATAAAATGTCTTATGATCCAATAGGCGCCAGTCAAACATCAAGGCCACCGGCAAATTCAGATGCTGATCAGTTTAATCGACCTAGAAATAATAATGTTACCCTCACTTCTAATCCAGAATATGGTGGATTAGAAACAATTTCATCAGAACCGAAAAAAAGTAGAGGGGCAACTCAAATACTTAAATTTCCGGTCAATCGTGAGGATATGTACCCTGCACATATAGTATTTCACCCTTATAAAATTGATACTGGTCTAGTAGATCAGGCACTTTCTTCCGTATTCAATAATCCTCTTGTTTCACAATATACGGCAAAGAATACATCTGAATCTGTAAACGATGAAGCACAAGCGGCCTCATTGGATCCATTTGGTGGTGCAGGTGAACCCACCAAAGTTGAAGTTGCAAAGGCGCAAGCACAGGCTGACAGAGATTTAATTTCTAAGGAAATTACAGAAACCCAAAAAGAGATGGGAAGTAAAAAAACGGATCTACGTGCCTATCGTGATTTATCAAGACCGGCAATACAATTATTTTTCCCTCCACAATTACAATATAATGATGCAGTAAACTATAACAGCGCAAACTTAGGTGCTGGTGGTATGACTGCACTGGCAGGATTAAATAGTGGGCAAAGTATTGGATCAGCACTTGCATCAGGTTTGAGTGAAGGTATGGAAAGCATATTCAATCTTTCAAAAGGCACTTTATCACAAGAAGCGGCAAAGGTTGCGGCATCACGGATATCATCAAAACTTCCAGCAGGTTATGCCGCGGCAGGTTCTACTGCCTTACAGACTGGTTTAAATCCTGGGACACGTTTATTATTTGATCAACCTCAAATGAGATCATTTGCATTTTCCTTTAAACTAATTCCTACTTCACCACAAGAAGCAGATGTTATAAGAAAGATTGTTGAAAACTTTAGATTCCAAATGTATCCTCGTGAAATTGATTTAACACCTGGTATTCCTATTGGTTACGAATTTCCAAATATTTATAGAATAGAATTTGCATTTACGGGTGGTTCATTACGAATACCCAAAATACAATACTGTTATCTTAAGGATGTCCAAGCGGCATATAATTCTACAAGTGGTGGTGTATTTTTTGAAGATGGTCACCCAACAGAAATAGATTTGAATCTTACATTCCTAGAGTACAGAGCATTAAGTAAGAGAGATATCGAGGCAGGATTCTAATGGACTTTTTCAAAAATTATAGAAAAACAGGATATACCTTTGGTGATGATTTCGAAAAACTTGGTGGCGCTGGCCGCCAAATAGAATACGTAAGAGACCTTACCCAATATGTTGATATAGTGGATCAGGTAAGGGAAGGTATTCACTTTTATGAACCATACAACATTATTGAAGGTGAAAGGCCTGATCAGGTATCTCAATTCCTATACGAAACACCCACGTACCATTGGACATTTTATATGATGAATGATTCTCTTCGTTCACATGGATGGCCATTAACATATCCTCAAATGGAAAAGAAAATACAAACAGATTTTCCTCATCAGTATATTTACGTTCGTGCCGATATTTCAAATATATTTTTACAGAACGAATTTGTAACTGGGGTATTATCTGGAACCCGTGGTAAAATTGTTAAAAGAGATATTGATCATGGTATTATAGTGGTTGATACATTTGCATATAAAAATGCCGGACGGGCAAATACTTTTAGGCAAGGTGAAGCGATAACTTGTACAGGTGGTCCGGCAAATACAGCAACACTGACAATTGTTGGAACTGGTAATGAATTTAATGCCACACATCACTATGAAGATGCTGAAGGTAATTATGTGGACGTGGATCCTACATCACCTGCGCCTGCGCTTTATAATGAAATAACTATTGCCGATAGATATCATGAAATAAATAACTCATTAAAACAAATCAAGGTGATAAAACCTAATCAAATAATCCAAATTGCCAGCGCATTTAAAAGAGCATTAACGTCATAATGGCCGAACCAAGTAAAAAATATGTCCTTGATAGTGTGCTGATATATTCATCACGCTCAACTATTCCAGTAGAAGTGGCAAATCTTGTTAGTGATTTGGATATCTTTGAGCATCTGGATTCTCCATTTTTAACTGCCCAATTGGCATTTATGGATGAATCAAGACTTATGGATAGACTTGATTTACAAGGTGCTGAATTTGTTGAAATAAAAATTAAACCAGCCCTACAAGCAGAACCAGTTATCACAAAACGATTTGTAATTGAAACAATAATTGATTCACAAAAGGTCAACCAAACTGGCGAATTTATTATTCTGAGTCTATATGAGGATATTCTTTTTAAATCAAATTATAAGAATGTTAATAAATCTTATTCCGGTAACCCTTTTGAAATTATACAGAAAATTTCATCTGAATTTTTAGATAAAAAAGTAGTTCAGGCCGGGGAGGCAACATTTCAAAATAATATGAAACTAATTGTTCCTAATCTTGATCCATTAAAAGCAATGGCATGGATAAAAAATAGAATGACCACTGCTGATGGTGTGCCTGATTTTATCTTTTCAACTCTTGGTCTTGATTCTCTTGTAGTAAATGATCTTATGTCAATGGCTGATCAGGAACCTATTAATTCAGCAAAACCTTTTATGTATGCAGCAACTCCTAATTTAGCAGAAGAAAAAAGAATCGGAAATAATTATCTGCCTATTTTAAGTTATAATGAAGGCGATAAGGAAAATATGTTTGAAATGATCAAAAATGGTGTTATAGGTGCTGAATACCAATTCTATGATGCATTTACATCAAAGATTCACAGTCATAAATTAAATTATAAAAAAGATGTTACTGACGTTCTTCCTAAAACACGTGATAAGGATTTTAATTTTGCTGAATATGAAATTGATGGTGAAGTTTTAAATGAAATACAATCACAAAGAATTACCCAAATAGGAAGTGCTGGTGTATATAATAATGGCCTAAATTCTTTTAAATCATATAATGAAGAAAAGAATTCAACTGATTATGCAAAAAAGGTTATTGGTAATGTGATGAAGGAACACTTATTAAAGGCACCAATCACAATTAGGGTATCTGGTGTTGGTTTCCTTAATCCACAAAACAATATGACAATTGGTAATACACTTCGTATTTACTTTTTGCAAAATAAACCGGCCGAATCAAAAAATACCAATAATTGGGATATGAAAAGATCCGGTGATTATTTAATGTATGCAACAAAACACTCATTTACTACTGAAAGATATGATATTAGTATTACGTGTGCAAAGATGAAAAACTTTACAAGTGAGGCAGCAATCGTATGATACCTTCAAACACTCCATTTTATGGTGATCAAACCCGTTGGTTTGTTGGTAGGGTTATTAGTATCAATGACCCACTTGAAATGGGTAGAGTAAAAGTTCGTATTGTAGGTATTCATGATAATCGCGAGATTCGTGATGGTGACTTGCCATGGGCACAAGTTGTTGTGCCTGTTACAGAAGGTGGTAGTTCAGGACTTGGTGCAAGTACAGGTATCAAAGAACAAGCACAAGTTTTTGGTGTATTCCTTGATGGTGTTCATTCACAGTTACCACTTGTTGTAGGATCAATGCCAAAGTTTGAAGCCGATATTGATCCATTATCAAATATACACCAACCTGATATTCCAAGTCATTTGGATCCAGCAATTAATAAAAATCTTTTGCCCCCTGAAGAAGTGGATGCTGAAAATTTATATGGTGATACAAATATTGAAAAGGCATTTAACTTTTTAATTACAAAGGAAGGTTGTAATTTATCTCCTATGGCAGCTGCAGGAGTAATTGGAAATTTTTGTGAAGAGTCTGGAGCAAATGCCAATCGCGGGGATATAAACCCTGTTGCAATTTCCGGTATTCCTGGGGAAAATTCATTTGGTATTGCGCAATGGAATCCAGCACCTGCTGCAGGTAACAGACTTGGTGCACTACAGGAATTTGCGGCATCTTGCAATTTAACATATACAAGTTTATATGCACAACTATTATGGACTCGTAAAGAACTTACAACACTTCCATACCTTGGATACGCGCAATTAAAAAGAGCAGAAACTCCA